AAAAACCCCGCCGAAGCGGGGCTGGTGTTACTTGTTGGGCGTTGTCTGCGGAGATGATTGAACTGCTGGCGCAGGGACAAGGATAACTTGAGGCGTCTGGTTTTTCGAGGCCGTGATCGCGGTCGAAAGCGTCCGGTTCAATTCCATCAGGTTGCTGTTGATCTTGTCAGGTAAGGCTTCAACTTTTCCTGCAAGCTCTTTTACATCTGCTTGTGTCGATAGTTGAACGCTTACCAAAATAGCCATTCCACCAATCATAACAGCCGTCACAACAGCACAGGCCCACTGGAATATGGTCCAGCCTCCCTCAATGCGATGCAATCTGTTGTTGATATCGGTGATGTTCATGCCATCTAATGTGCCACCGCCGCCGCCATCTTTCAAGGTAAATAGCAGCCCTCCGGTAGAGTTATTAGCCTGAAAGGCGTCGGTCACAACCTGCAAATATTCGGTATTTTTATTGGCCATCGAACTCACCATTGTCAGCGCGTTCAATGAACGAGTTTAGAAACTCAGTAACCATGGCGCTCGATTGATGCATTGAACCGAACGCCTGCTTCGCAAACTCTTGTCGTTTTTCCGCACTCGAGCCACCAGCTCCAGTTACAGCCGCGTACAGTTCAAGAAATGCGTGATGTGTCGTGGAGAAGATGCTGATGATTTGGTCGATATCATGGGCAGTAAGATCAACCTTAGTGTTCCTTACCTTTGCGTCACGCCATTTCTTAGGGTCCTTCGCCTCTGGTAACGGCGGTAAATTCTCGTCAATCATTTTTGCCCCCTTATTCGCCCTTAATCGCGTAGCTGCGCTTCGATCACTTCCCGCGCCATTTCGTAGATGTGATTTGTTGCCTGATCGGATCCTTGGTTAACTTCAAGGAACAAGAGCGCTTCTTCGTACATCTCGCGCTCTTCGGCATCTGTGAGGACGCCCTTGCGCTTCAAAATCAGCATGAGCGCCGCAAAGTTCGCACACGACGAAAGAAGCGTCCCGGCCAGCCCGTCTATTTTCTCTCGGTCGCTCATTGTTGGTTCCTCTTGGAAAATTACTTCCAGTTACAGGCCTTTGAAATTTTATCGACCACTGTTTCAACATTTCCCAATTCAAACACTGCCTCTGTCCGAGGGTCGTCAGTCTTGAATGCCAATGTTTCACCGTTCTTAAGGGACTTCATGAACGGTATGGCTTTGTTCCCACGCCAAAGACCAACAGATTGATAGTTATCTGATCTGCTCCATCTTTCCGTTACTGGTGATGAAGAGCCAATTCTATAAGAAACACTTGGCATATCGTTCGTGCTGAATTTGCCATGCAAATAAATTACGGTCGTTGCGTTGTCATAGCAGCGAAGCGCTAGCATCGGCGTATCACGACGAAAAGTCTCTCTTGTCGTACCCTTGGGCATCAGGGAAGCTGTTACGCGGGGGCTGTCGTCAATAGGGGACCTCTCTTCATCAACGTCCCAATTCCCCAAATGTGCGCTGTCCTTTTCCTCAGTTGTTTTAGTGGTTTCTGCCTTGGGAAAAATCTTATCGAAGCATGTTAGCCGCTGAAGGCTGTCACCTATTGCTGCGCATTCTTCTGGCTTAGACTGTGCACTTCCGGCGCTAGTCATAACTAAGACGATCCCCACCGCTATTAAACCCCGCATGTTGTCTCCTATTTGATGACACCGAAACGTCTCAGGACGCGCCCGACGATAAAAACGTCATCTGGGCGCTTCTCTTTGATCCGGTGCCGTGTATTGTCAGAAATGATCCGAATGATGTTCTCGCCGTTTTCCTGCGAGACTTCTAGGCGTTTCACAACAAGCCCGCCGATTTCATCAAGGATCGCATAGATGCCGTCAGGCGATGGCCACCGGTGGCGGGTATCGACCACGACGACGTCACCTTCTTCAAGCGTCGGGTACATGCTGTCGCCTTGTACCGGTATGAACACGGTGTCTTGTGGATGAAGGCCGAGGGATGTGTAAACGGCAGGTGGCAGTCGCCAGTAGTCCGATACGGCTTCAGCCGCAAACGTCATTCCCTTATGACCTGGTACACCTTCATTCACGATAGACAGTCCGCCCGCACCCATGCCGCCGGTGATGTCAATCTGAGGTGATGTACCCTCCGGCGCTCCACGGAAGCCAGTCTCGCGGCCAAAGGTTAATGTTTCGTCTTCAATCTCGTCCGGTTCGTCGGGGTCGAAACTGGAGACAAGCCCCTTCTTTGGGAGAGGGGTTCCTTCCAGCAAATACGACACGGTTACGCCGAATTTCTTCGCGTATACTTTCGCATATTCAATATCGTAATCATTCTGACCGTTTTCATGTGCCCGGTATGTCGAAGCAGAAATGCCCAATGCTTCCGCGGCTTTAGCAGCGGAAGAATATTTCGCGGCCTCTCTAGCAGCCCTGAGTCGTTCACCTATCGTTTCCATGAAAATCAACATTTCAGAAATACCAACACAAATCATGTTGACATAACGACATGAATGGTGTTGATATTGTCGACATGAAACACGTTGACGACATTTTCCAGACATTCGGCGGCACCGCATCTCTCGCGAAAGCCATCGACGTAAAGAACTCAGCAGCTTCTGAGATGAAGAGGCGAAAATCTATTCCTGTCAGATATTGGCCGCGTTTGATCCATGCAGCTATTGAGAGGGATATCGCCCTTACGAATGATATGTTGGTCGACATGCACATTTCGGAAGAAATACGAAAAGGCGCGTCATGAGCATACACGAATACCCACGATGCGCCGCTTACCTCAAAGGCATGAGGGTAAATCTCAGCGATCCAGAGATGAATGATTTCTGGTTCGCCGTAATCCTCGGAGATCGCATTCCGGGTGATGTTTTGGAAACGGCTGGAGTTCGCTTCGAGCGCGGCAATCGCGACGGGCAGAAGCTCTTGCAAGGCATGGAGCATATACTCGCTCATGGCCTGCATCGTACCGGTGTTCAGGCAAGCGAAGCTCTCAAGGCATTCATCGGCTCTCGCGGCGTCAAAGCCTCGAAGCTGAAAACGATACAGGATTTCTGGAAGGTTGCGGCCATTCTCTGGCCGGATCACTTCAAAGGAAAGATCGGCACTCTCGATCAGCTTGAGAAACAAATCCGGTCCCTTTCCAAGAAACAGCGACAGGCAGCACGTCAGAACATCAACCGCGTTCCGGCTGAATGGCGCTCATTTATTCACTGATTGCCTACCGGGTTCCACAAGCCTCCACCGCCCGATCCGGTAGGCAACCGCCCGACGCTTTGAGCACTCCCTGACAGAGCGTCGGGCAACCAATTTCACAAAGGATACGAACATGAAGCCAGAACCTAAACTCTTGATAGCTCTGGAAAGCATTCCCCATGTAATTGGGGAACGCCAATTCAGGATGCTTTGCGAGGCTCTAGAAATTGACGAGTTACTCTTTGTCGATAAAGACTACAAAAGTCTTGGGATGACCAGAGATGAGTACTTCGCTCATTGCGTTCAAGTGAAATCAATCAACAGTATTGATCGACGTAGACGTGAAGCTACTAAACCGTCGCATCAACCTTACGAAGGTTCTTAGTTGATTGTTCTGTTAGGGATTGCAGGGCCTTGTGTGCCTTCTCCCTAAGTTTCGTGGCGGCAACTTCAGCAGTGATTGTTTGCTCGTAGCCGTCAAATTCTCCAACACTTGCATGGTCTGAAATGGAAACTCTGATCTTAAATCGCGAGCATTCAGGAGTTTTTGCAACAAACTCGCCTGTCCATGCTCCTGAAGAGCGTTCGTATGAAACGTTCTCAAGATCAAACACAACATTATCGGCCATTATAATCGGTTCCTTCTCGGATTTGGTATTTCGAGTTTTGATACCTCTTTATGCCGCGTCCTGGAAGGACCGTCCATCGGCAAGGCCTATGAACATCACCGGAAAGGATCGAAAGGGTTGTACGCCGCCAAGCTGTTCCCCTTCGGCTTTCGTGGTGAGTTTTCAGGCCAAGTCCACAAGACTAGCTGAACGCCCGTATCAGTCTTCCAGGCTTTTCGAGCGATCCGCTTCATCTTCATCACTTCAGTTCCTTCGTTCTGAGAGGCCCGTTTTGGCTGCTCTCCACGGTTCAATAATTAGCCGTGGAGCGACCCAAGATGTTGGAAACATCGTCCAAGAACGTGGATTTTTCACCCAAGCGCATTTCGCAGGATCGTACCTCAATGTCTGACGCTGAATTAGCTGCCGACCTTCTGGATGAACTGATTGGCTATCGCGGTGTTCGCGAGCCAATCAAGGCCATGCTCGACCGTGCATACGACAAGCTTTCTAGGAAAAGCCCGAAATGGACGCGCCGCCGGGTGAGGGCAATTTTCAACAAAGAAGCAAACCGTATCGATAACCGTGAGATAGCGGAAATGGAGGCGGTTATCGCAGAGAGGAAGCGCCATGCGGAATACAAAGAAGAGACCGCCCGTATTGCTCAGATGGCTGTCGCTGCACAGACGAATGCGTCTCGCCGCTATGCTCCGAAACAAGGCAGTAATCTTAGCTGAGATCGTCTGCCCGGAGTTGGCCGATTACCCGACCCTTGAAGAAGAGTTCAACATTCCAGCACCGGGAGAAGTGAAATGATGGGACACAACAGCATTTCTGATCAGGATCGCCGCAACCTGTTTTTCGTGGATCGTCACCTTTATCTGAAAGCATTGGCTGCCAAGAAGGCGGCTGATGCGCATCTGAAAAACGTCGGCAAGCAGGTGAAGGCCGATCTTGGCCCGAACGGTCTGGATCAGATCAAGCTCTACGAAAAGGCCAAGACAGACGAGGGTTTGCAGGCGATCAAGGATAAGCTCGAAGCGGATCGTCAGGCGCTGGCTTATGCTGACATACCGATCAACACACAAATCGATCTGTTCGACAATGCCGTGGCCAATGACGAGAAGGCTTACAATCTGGGCCTGACTGCCGGTCTTGAAGGCGAAACGCTCATCAACCCGTACAACGAAGCTACCCAGGATGGGCAGGATTACACCCGTGGATGGCACGAAGGGCAGGGCATTCTATTCGCTGGCATCAAGCAGAAAGAACAGCCAGAGACGGAAAGCGAGCTTATCAAGGGCGAAGGTCACACCGACCCCGACTTCCCTGACGTGGAGGCCGCGTGATGGCCGATATCACGTTAACGCCTGGCAGCAGGAGGAAACTCCTGCGCCACATAGATGAAGGTATGTACATAGGTGACTTGGCTCGAAAGATGGATATCAGCCTAGTCGCCATTCGCAAGATCATATTGGCAGACGAAGAGCTTAAAGAAGCATGTCACCAAAATGGAATACTTTCACCGGAAGGTGTGTTCGCACTCGGTAAGCCTATCGATATCCAAACGCCAAGCGGAATGAACCCATCGTTTGTCAGAAAGGTGTGGGCCAAGCGCCGCAGAGAAGCTGAGGTTCGAGCTATCGAGGAACAGGAGAGCAAGGCCGAAGAAGTCATCCCCAAGTACAGGGCGCAGACAATCCGCCAATGTGGTCGTAAAGCGACAAGCACCATGGGCGAAACAATCATTCTCGATAGTAAACAGTCCATCAGGCAGATCATTGACCGTGTGATTGCCGGTACAGATGTCACATACGAAGACATCATCGGAAAGCGCCGTTGCTACAAGGTCGTGCAGCTTCGTCACCAAGCAATGGCTGATGCTGTTGCCATTCGTCCTGACCTTAGCCTTCCGACCATAGGCCGTCTATTCGGCGGCAGGGATCATACAACTGTTCTCCACGCAGCAAAAAAGATGGGCATCACTGGCCGGAAAGCGCGGAAAGGTAAAGAAGTGCAGGCCGTATCAGAAAAGATTGGTGTGTCGGTATATCCAGTTCTGAAAATAGAGCCACAGAACCAGACGAGGGCAGCATGAGCCAACGTATCGGAAACGCCCTCATCGTCACCGGCTGTGTGCTTCTGGCACTGGCTTGGATTTTCGCCCCGGTATCCTGCGTTATGGGGAGGTATTGAATGCAAACTGATAGACCTACGCACAAGCTTTGCATCGATCCTTCCATGAACGCCGGTTATTGCCTGCTTGTGCATGACGAGGACAAGCCAGAGAGCGAGCGCAGAACGCAACGTGAGCGACTATTCTATGGATCATGGGATTTAACGCGGGATCGAGACGGCAATAAATGTTCCCGTCATGGCGATTATTATCTCAACCTATGGGACAACGTGATCAAGCTTCTGCGCAAGCACGACATATTTGACAGCAAGGATGTGGAAATCATTTTGGAAGCTGAGGCTTACGGCGCGGCTCGTTCTGAAGCGTCGGCGCGGCTCTCTGGCGGCTGGATAGCAACTGTCAGCATGATCGCAGCACGAAGAGGCTTCCCGTTACCAAGGACCGTGAACACTGTTTCATGGCGTAGCTTTTTCATTGGCGTCACCCAAGCACCAAAAAGCGTTACTGACGGACTAGAAGGCCCGAAAAAGACGGGAAAAGCCAGACAGTGGCTGAAAGATCAGGCCGTAGCGGCCTGCAAAGCGCGAGGGTTCGAGACGATTGATGATAATGCTGCCGAAGCAATCGGCATCCTGTTTTGGGCGCTGAATGGCGGGATTATCCGGCAGGAAAAATCCAGAGCAGCGAAGAAGGCCAAGACAAAGGCCAAGCGGGCGCAAACGAAAATGAATTTGCGAGTGGCAGCATGAGTGCAGTCAGAAAAATGGATTACGAGCAGCCAGCACAAGCAATCTGCAACTACGAGGCAGAAGGTGCGGTGATTGGAACGCTTCTGCTCAATAATGACGCTTATCCGCTGATAGCCGGTATTCTCCAGCCAGTGCATTTCTATGACAAGTTTCTTGCTGAGATATTCGGCGTCATCACCGATGTCATCAAGCAGGGCAAGGTTGCGCAGCCAGTTACAATCAAGCCGTTCCTTCCGTGGGATCGCAACATTGACAGTGAAACGACTGTAGGGCGATTGGTCGCCAGGTGCTGCGCTCAACACGCTCTCCCGCCTGCGATGCTTCCACAGGTTGCCCAAATGCTTGTTGATCTATCGAAGCGCCGCCAGATTATCGCCATCGCTCAGGATGTCATCGCCGAAGCCCAGAACGTCAGCACGGAAAGCGACCCGGCCCAGATTGGCGAGCGCGCAATATCGGAGATCAGCAGCGCATTGTCTGACGGCGACGACATTTACGGCGCTGTATCCTTCGGGACGGCTCTTGATGATGCTCTGGAAGACACCAACCGGGCATACAGCGGCAAGCGCGGTACCGGCATAGGTTATCGCTTTCGGCCCGTGGAAGAGCTTATCGGCCAATGTGTGGCGGTCAGCTTATCATTCTGGGTGGGGCAACCAAGCAGGGTAAGTCTGCGCTGGCCGGTCAGTTGGCTATGGGAGCGGCAGCCGAAGGGTTTCCAGTGTGGTTCTATTCCGGTGAAATGTCAGCGAAAGAGCTGGCAATGCGTGAAAGCAGCCGTGAAACGAAGGTCACTGTGAACCGGCAGAAGCGTGGCAAGGTGAACGAGAGCGATTTCGAGCGCCTGATGAACTTCCGCAACGCAAACCGTGAGAAGCAAATCTACATCCAGCAAAAGCGCCTCACTCTCGATCAGATCGAAGAGCGCATTCGGTACTTCGTGTCCAAGAAAGGCAAAGGGCTGGCCGTCATCGACCACATGGGCCTGATCGACAAGAACAAGGATGAGAAGAAGCTGGCCGATTGGGAATTTGGACAGATCGTCACGGCGAGGCTCAAACAGATCGCCAGAGAGACGGACATTCCGATTATCGGCTGCGCACAGTTGAAGAAGAATACCTTCACTGATTATCGACCGACGATCAACGAGAAGTTCTTCCATCAGCTTCTATCCAAAAAGCCGCGGTATTCCGACCTGATTGGAGCGATAGAACGCGACGCCGACCATGTACTGATCCCGTTCCGTCCGGTGGTATTCCTCAAAGAGTACGAACCGTCAGTCCATTCCGATCTTCACGAGCTTTGGCTGGAGTTGGTCGATCAGAACGAGGACAAGGCCAAGATATTCCTTGCTCTCTCGCGTGAAAGCCAATGGCCGCGTGATGTGGAATGCGGATGGCATGGACCGACGACAACCTTTGTTGATCTGGGCGGCATGAACCAGCCAGAGCTTATCAAGCGTGAAGTCATCGACAATCCAATGGGGTTAGGCTTGTGAACCACTTTGCAGCGTATACACAGCAAGTTCCAACTGGATACCGTGTGATGCTTCGCTTTGCGCATCACGGTCGGCCAAACCCTCTTATGGGCAAAGGCGACAAACCCAAGGTCTTCCCAACCAAGCTGGAAGCCACAGAGGAGGCCCTGAAACACCTTCTCGCCTACATGAACACCGAATACCTGCGATGCGGGGAAACAGCGTCAGCGGCCCGCACAGAGGCAGAGAAGCTATTCCCGTCACTCCAGCCGATACGGAAGAACGAGAAGGTTATCCAGGTTGAACGGAAAAGGGCGGCGGCATGAGACATCCAATGGTTTATCTCGATCTGGATGGCGTGATGGCTGATTTTGATGCCTACTTCCCGGCGCTGTTCGGTGTCGATCACCGCGGGATGGCAGATGACGAGATGTGGGCGACGATCAATGCTAACCCGTCATACTTCCGCGACATGCCTATGTGTCCAGGCGCAAAAATGTTCTTCGACCGGATTGCATGGCTTGATCCGATCATTCTCACGGCCTGCCCAAGATCGAATTATGCCCATGTGGCAAGACAGAAGCGGGATTGGGTGAGAGAGCACCTTTCGACCCGGTGCCATATTCTTCCGGTGATGGGCGGTCGCAATAAGCCGCTGTTCATGCATTCCCGCGGCGACATCCTGATTGACGACTTCGAGCGGAACACCACGGCTTGGAAGCTTGAAGGCGGCTTTGCGATCCTGCACAAGGATTTCGAGACCACAAGGGATATTCTGGAAGCAGAAATCAAAAAACGCGATGTTAGGGTGAGAGTGTCCGTATGACAGTTGACCCTCGCATTCCTGATCTGTGTGCAGAGTATGGCATAACCATCGTTGACGGTCGCTCATATCCTGGCATTCGGGAAACGAGGGCAGTCGTCACGATGAGCCGGATCATACAGGCAAAAGGGGAGGATCATTTTCGGATGGTCCTCTCTACCGTTGCGGAGACCGAGAATAATCAGGGATATATCGACAAGTATCTGCTTTGGGCCGTTAGCGATCTGGTCACGGTGTGCAACTCTATCGTGGAGAGCCGCCCGATAGAATGGCTGGAATGCTTCGATGCTGCGCCGGTAGCTCAATTGCAGTATATTGCGAGACAACTTCCCCATCAGCGATTTGCCCTAGTCGGAATGCTCTTTGAGCGTGTGGTGAGAAGGTTTGGACCGAATGCCGCGCAAGGCGACCTGTTTGACGAGAAAAGGATGGCAGCATGACCGAGTTGGATATTATCGATCTGTTCATTCGCGCCGCTGCAATCGATCAGAAGCTTCCGAATGACGCCAAGCCGAAGAAGCTGAGAGGGCAGCGTCTGCCAGGTATGTCGCCGCTTACCGAGGATGAACAGCGCGGATGGTCTCATAAGGCAGGTAGGGAAATCGTTCTCCAGCGTCACGGTAAGAAGATGCGCATAGGCACGGCATCCAAGCTGCACAAGGATGATGAAGGGCCGTTCAAAGATTGGTGGATGGCTTTCTGGGAAAGCGACGAGATCAGCCGCAAGGATATTTCCGATTGGGAACAGGCGATGAACCTGATTGCCCTGTCCGCGTCTCCTGAGAACCGTCGCTGCCTCTGGGCATGGTCGCGAGCAAAGGCCGGTTGTCTGTTCGTGCAGGTCAAGAATAGGGCCGGTAAGGTCCGCATAGAGAAGGCATCATTCGCCAAGTGGTGCCGACTGGAAGGCATTCACGAAGAGACCGGAAGACGGCGTAAAGATCGGGCAATTGCAATTATAAAACAGCATGTTATGCGGGACGGCTCGCCCAATGCAGAAAGTGGCCATTCTTGGGTGTTGCCAACTGGACCCGATTTCGAGCATATTCCTGATACAGTCGCAGTAGACGCGCCGACATCGAAAGAGATGGTCAGATTTGAGCGAGATGCTGAGACTGAAGCTGCCAAGCGTGAACAAATCTTCAAATGGGAAGATGAAAAGACGAAGAGCAATCGCTTGAAAGCGAGGCTTCGGAAGCAATTCATGGCGGCGGCGTAATTCGAGGCTCTGCCTCAACGGAATGCGATGATTGCGGTGTTATGTTAATCCGGCAAGATCGTATGTAGCTGACGGCCAGCGAAGATAGCCGTAGTTGGAGAATGGGTCTGGGGAAGTCCTCGTAGCCAGACGGCTCGAAAGAGCGCCGACTAGGGCAGAAATCCGCCCTCATGCAGTACCGCCCCACTTATCCGGGTAGCGCGAGACATGAGGGCTACGAAATCAGAACGGCGCGCCGAATTGACGGCGGTTGGAACACGCAAAGCCTCCCTGTTTGAGACGGTTCGGTGGCCCTTGGAATGAGAATAGGGGCAAGCTGGCGAACAAGTCGATATTATCATAGTTGCTGGCGTCAGGTTGCGATGGCCCGTTCTGATATTATCCATATGGTGGTAGGCCACCGTGTCTAAGACCCTACCAAGGGCCATCCGGGTTGATCGCCGGATGTAGTTATTTGTGGCGTGCGCAAAATACCGGAAAATCCTGGGATTAGGCACTAAATATCAATAAATTCAAATCGATAGCCTTGCGCGCTATTTCAGCCGTCGCCTTCTGGTGGCGGCTTTTCCGCATCATAGGGAGCGACACTCCTTTCACTAGCCCACCGGGCGGCTAGACCATGGCTACACTCGTGTTTGAAGAAAACGCACTGGTCGCTCCGGGGCAGCAACCCTGCATTAAGCGGTGTGAAGTGGGCAGGCCCGGAAAATACCAACAGAGGAACGGATATGGCCACACTCAATGAGTTGCGGGAAGTGATGCTTACTTTGGCTGTCGTCGGTGTAATCGGGATGGCCAATCCAAAGTGGGGCTGGGGAGCGCTGTTTGGCGCATTTGCCATAAAGCTGTTCACCCTTAGATCAGGAGTTAGTTCATGAACCGCAGACGCTTCCTTTCCTTCCTCGGTCTCGCTCCTGTAGCTGCTGCCGTTCCTGCAATGGCGCTGGCAAGGGCGGAGAACGTCAAGAACATCGTAACTGGTGAAGCCGGGCCGGAGATGGTCATCAATTCAGAGAGCCAGAAGCCGCTGATCTTCAAGGACGGCAAGCTCTGGATCAACCCAGCCAATGTCGATGCGCCACTGTACGATACTCTCAAACACGGCGACGATTTCGAGGCTTGGTGGAACAGGGTCAAATCCTAATGCCCAAGCCCATCCAGTTCATGCAAGCCACATGGCAGGACATCGTAGGATCAAGGCATCTCCATCTCGCAGCAGTCATGCGCGGTAATATGGATGAGGCTGACGAGATCAGGGAAACCATGCACGCCAGCCTAGACGCATACCTGGATCACCAGACCGAGGCAGCAGTAGCAGCAGAGCTTAAGACGAAGGGGTAGAGATGGCCGATAGGCGAAGAGCGCACAGGCCAGACCGAGATACAGCGCAGCCCTATAGGAAATGGTACAAGACAGCGAGATGGCAGAAGCTACGTTGGTCCATCCTTGTCCGCGACCTCTTCACCTGCCAGATGTGCGGTGTGATCCTGAGAGAAGGAAGATCGGAGAAGGGCGCAACCGGGCTAAGACCCGCAGTATGCGACCATCTGATACCACACAAGGGCGATGAGGCTCTGTTCTTTGCAGACAGTAACCTATGGGCAGTGTGCGATAGCTGCCATGATGGAGCGTGCCAATCTATCGAGCGCCTCCACTATCGAAGCCCTGACCTGATCAGACGCAAGAAGATAGAGCATCGCATCGTCGGGCTGGATGGGTATCCAACCGCGCCCAAAGATCGGTGGGTTGATAGAAACCTTCATATTTGACCACAGGCAAGCGCTTGGTGCGATTTGTTGACTGCATCGCAAAACTCGCAAATCGCGCTCTGTGGCTTGATATGGGACAATCAGCATGGGGCGGGGGCGGTTAAAAGTCTGGGGCGTGCTCGGCTGTAGACCCGGCTGCCAGGACAGAATACGCATCCGCAATTCAGAAAAAGGCAAAAGGCTGAAATGGCACGACCGAGAACGCCGGCTGCAAAAGCGGCGCTGACCGGCGCTGACAAGCACGACCCCCAGAGATTTAAGCACCGCAGCGAGCCAATCACGTCTGGTAGAGGGCTGGGGAAGGCCCCGGATTACCTGCCAAAGACGGCCAAGAAAGCTTGGGCCACATTTGCAGACGAATTGCCGTGGCTGACCTTCGAGGATCGGGGCGCGGTGGAAATCGTGTCCCTGATGAGAGCGCATATTATGGACGGGAATACCGCTGAACTGCCTGCCAGCTTCTTCGGGAATTACCGCATGGCGCTTTCCTCTCTTGGTGCAACGCCAGTGGACAGAACGAAGGTTTACCAGCCCCATGAGGGCGAGGAAGACGATCCATTCGCAGAGTTTGACGGTAGGGCGCATTGAACTATTCGCAGAAGGCGCATCAGTACGCTCGCGGCGTGGTTTCGGGCGCAATACCGGCTTGCAAGTATGTCTATCAGGCATGTGCAAGACAGTTGAACGATCTGGATAACCCTCCATCCGGGTATCATTTCGATGCTGTTCGGGCTGATCGGGTGTGTCGGTTTGTCGAGCTTTGCCCACATATCAAGGGGCCTGCCGCTTCGCGTGGCGATCTAATGATCCTTGAGCCGTGGCAGGTATTCGTCCTGAGCACGGCATTCGGCTGGGTTGACGCAGATGGAAACAGGCGGTTTCGCCGGGTGTATGTCGAGGTTCCCAGAGGTAACGGCAAGTCGTCGTTCTCGTCTCCGGTGGGGCTATACATGCTGGCGCTTGATGGCGAAGCCGGTGCAGAAGTCTATTCGGCGGCTACAACCCGCGATCAGGCCCGTATCGTATTCCGCGATGCGCAAGCTATGGCTCGCAAGATGCCAGGATACCGCAATCGCTTCGGTGTGGACGTGACGGCGCAAGCAATTGTGCAGCTGAAATCCTCCAGTGCTTTCAAGGCGCTGTCGGCAGAAGGTCACACTCTGGATGGTCTGAATATTCATCTGGCGATAGTGGACGAGCTTCACGCTCACAAGAACCGCGATGTCTACGACGTACTGGAAACCGGCCTTGGCAAGCGTCCGCAGTCGATGCTTTGGATGATCACCACGGCGGGCAGCAACAAGCATGGTATCTGCTACGAGGTGCGCAAGTTCGTCCTTGACGTTCTGGCCGGTCACGTCAGCGGCGAGGCTGCCGAAGCCGTATTCGGGATCATTTACACCATTGATGAGGGTGACGATCCGTTTTCAGAGGAGACTTTGCGCAAGGCAAACCCTAACTGGGGCGTGTCGGTCGATCCAAAGATTGTCATGCAGACGGCAGGCAAGGCGCGTCAGGTTGCAACGGCGAGGGCGAATTACCTCACCAAGCATCTGAATGTTTGGGTTGATGCCAATTCGGCGCTGTTCGACACCGAGTGGTGGCGGAAATGCGAGGATAGGACGCTGGATGAGGCAGATTTTACCGACGATGAATGCGTCATCGGCCTTGATCTCGCCAGCAAGATCGATATTGCGGCCCGCGTGAATACATACCGCAGGTTGATAGACGGGAAGGCGCATTACTATGTTTTCCCCCGTTTTTACCTGCCAAGGGTTGCAATAGACGAAGATCGTCATCCGATGTATCGCGGCTGGGAGATGCAGGGCGATATCGTGGCGACAACCGGTGAGACAATCGATTTCAGCATCATTGAGGACGACATTCGGGCAGAAGCGCCCAGCTTGAACTTGCAAGCGGTTGCTACCGATCCATGGCAAGCCCAGCAAATGATCCAGAACCTCAAGCGGGACGGAATGCCAGCGGAGGAATACCGGCAGACAGTGGCAACCATGAGCGAGGCGACAAAGACGCTTGATGCTCTTATGCGCGAAGGCCGCATCCATCATACCGGCAATGCAGTGATGAACTGGATGATTGGCAACGTGGTCGGGCATTACGACGCGAAAGAGAATGTCTATCCGCGCAAGGAAATGCCACAGAACAAGATCGACGGAGCGGTAGCGCTCATTATGTCCCTCGGTTGGTTCATCCAGCAGGAGGCTGATGAAGGCCCATCCATTTATGAAACTCGCGGGATATTGGTGGTTTGATGGACATTTTGAACATATTCCGCCGTAAGCCGCAGGCGACCGCGCCGCAGGTTCACGCCCAATCTGACGGACAGTTTATCGGGTTCGATGATCCGCGCTTCAAGGAGTGGATGCGAAACGGCGGCGATGGAGTGGCTTCGCCAATATCAATCGAGCAGGCAATGCGGAATACGGCTGTTTTCCGGTGCGTTTCCTTGATTTCGTATTCCATTGGCATGTTGCCGATGCATGTCATTGACACAGAGACCAAAGAGAAGGCCCGTGAAAGCGGTCTTTTTTCATTACTGCATTCCATGCCGAACGACTGGCAGACGGCCTTCAATTTCCGGCAGTATATGCAGAGGAATGCTCTTGTTCATGGCAATGCCTATGCCCTCATCGTGCGGTCGATGGGCCGGGTTCTTCGCTTGGTGCCACTCAATCCGACAACGATCCGCGTAAAGCAGAACCGCGATTGGTCTGTCGAGTACCAGTATACGCCGAAACAAGGCGAAATCCGCATTCTGGAGCCGAAAGACGTTCTGCATGTATATGCGGACAGTGACGACGGCATTTGCGGCACGTCGATGGTGAAGATTGCGGCTAATGCGATTGATCTGGCGCGGGAACTGGAAACGTCACAGCGTAGGCTATTCAAGAACGATATGCATCTCGGCGGTGCTCTGCTTCATCCGAATAAGCTGTCTCCTGAAGCTTATGAGCGCCTGAAAACGTCGATGAATGAGCAGTACGGCGGTTCAGAGAACGCCGGAAAGTGGATGATTGCTGAAGAAGGCATGAAACCGGAGCCATTCACCGGCAGCGCCAAGGACAGCCAGCAGATCGAAAGCCGATCCATGCAGATCGAGGAGATTGGCCGTGCATTTGGTGTGCCGCGTCCTTTCCTCGGCGTGGACGATACAAGCTGGGGTTCAGGTATCGACGTTCTTGGTCAGATATTCGTCCGGTACGCGCTCAATCCGTGGTTCACGGCTTGGGAGCAGGCAATCAAACGTTCCTGCATGACCGATAAAGAGCGTGAGCAGTATGAAGTCAAGTTCAACGCTGGCGCTCTGTTGCGCGGCTCCATGAAAGATCAGGCTGAATTTTTCGCCAAGGCTCTCGGCTCTGGCGGGCATCAGCCATGGATGGATTACGAGGAAGTTCGCGACACCATGGACCTACCAGAGAAAGAGATTGCGCCTAACCCATTAGCGCAGAAAGGGACCAATGATGCGCAGACCAGCAGATGAAGTGAATGGATGGGTGAAACATACGCCGTATCGTTACTACCGAAAGATGATCAATGGCCGTGAGGCTTTTTGCATGGTTCCTGAGAATATTACTGAAGCTGAATTACGTATCGAGCTTGACAACGTGGAGCACAGATTAACGAAGGAAAAGGCAAATGAGCCTCAAAACCCTGCCTGAGATTAAGGCCGAACGCCTACCGACGATCTGCGCTTTCGAGCCTGACGCAGATGCAATCGACCGCTGGAATGCCGGTGTGCAGGCATCGCAGACCTCTGAGAACACTATCACCATCCTTGACGTTATCGGTGAAGATTACTGGTCTGGAGGTGGCGTTACGTCGAAACGGGTTGCAGCGGCGCTTCGGGCTATCGGCAACAATGAAATCTTTGTCGATATCAACTCTCCGGGCGGGGACTTCTTTGAAGGTGTGGCGATCTACAATCTGCTGCGCGCGCACCCGGCGAAAGTCACAGTGCGCATTCTCGGCATGGCCGCTTCTGCCGCATCTGTTATCGCTATGGCCGGTGATGAAGTCCTGATCGGCAAGGCAGGCTTCATTATGGTGCACAACGCTTGGGTTGTCGCGATGGGCAACCGCCACGATCTGGCCGAAGCCGCGAAGACCATGGAACCATTCGATGACGCGATGGCAACGCTTTATTCTGAGCGGGCCAACGTCAAGAAGGCAAAGGCCGCTGAATGGATGGACGCCGAGACATGGTTCAACGGTGAACAGGCCATCGAAGCCGGTCTTGCTGATAGTTATTTGGCTGCCGATCAGGTCAAGGAAGACAAGACCAAGGCAGACGCCAATCAGTCGATCAATGCGGTACGCCGTGTTGACGCCCTGTTGGCGAAGACAGGGATTCCCAGGACCGAACGCCGTGCGCTTCTGTCTGGGGTCAAAGACGGTATGCCGGACGCTGCCGTTCACAGCAAGCACGACGCTGCTGATCTGAAAGCCGACATCGAGCGGCTTATCTCCACAATCAGGTCATAACAGGAGGTTTCCCATGACCAAGCATTTCAACTCGCGCAAGGTGCGCGGGATCGTGGCCGTGCGCGCTGAAACTAGCGATATCAAGGCTGCAATCGACGGTGTGAACCGTGCTTTTGAAGAATTCAAGGCAGAACACACCAAGGAAATCAAAGACATCAAGGCCGGTCTTGGTGACGTGGTGCAGACTGAAAAGGTTGACCGTATCAATGAGCAGCTTGGCGTCATGTCAGCCGCCATTGACGAACTGAACGTCAAGATGGCGCTCGGCAATGTACCCAGCAAGGAAGGCGAAAACGAAACCGCCGAAATGAAGGAATACAAGGCCGACTTTAACGAGTGGGTCCGCACTGGCGAAGGCGAGGGCAAAATCCGCTCGGCCAACAAGTCCGGCGTGATGGCGTCAATGTCTGTCGGCTCCAACCCAGACGGCGGCTATACGGCCCCTGTGGAATGGGATCGCCAGATTACCGACAAATTGGCTCTTGTTTCCCCGATGCGTCGTTTTGCTTCGATCCAGAACGTTCGTGGCCAAGGCTTCAAGCACCTCTACAATATGCACGGTGCTGGTTCTGGCTGGGTCGGTGAGACCGATGCACGTGCTGAAACAGCAACCCCGAAGTTTGCAGAGTATTCCTTCAAGTTCGGTGAAATTTACGCCACCCCAGGTGTGACGCAAATCCTCCTGGAAGACAGCGAGATCGATATTGCCTCCTATCTGGCCGGTGAAGTTGATCTCGAATTTGCTCAGCAGGAAGGCGTAGCGTTCCTCTCTGGCGACGGTGTGAACAAGCGAAGGGCGTTCTGATGTATGACGCAACGGCGGAAGGTGCTCTCCAGGCTGGTGAAAAGCACCCGCTTGGCCCTGTGCTTGAAGTCAATACCGGTGACGCTGCCGCATTGACCGCCGATGGGATTATCGATCTTGTCTATGCGATCCCGTCGGAACGCATCACGCCAAGCTCGGCCTTCTATCTGAACCGCAAGACGCATTCCGTTGTGCGTAAGATGAAGGATGGTCAGGACAATTATCTGTGGCAGCCGCCATATCAGGCTGGTCAGCCCGCCCAGATTTTGGGTTACGCCACCCATGAACTGTCGGGTATGCCGGATGTTGCAGCCAATGCGATCCCGGTCATCTTCGGAGACATGGCGCAGGGCTATCGCATCTTTGATCGCCTCGGAGTTCAGGTTCTCCGCGACCCCTACACCAAGAAGCCTTACGTGCTGTTCTACACTCGCAAGCGTGTCGGCGGTGGCCTCTGGAACCCAGAGTTTATCCGCTACCACCGTGTAGCTGCCGCATAAAGTTGGCTTTGCAGTCGGGCGGTTCTAGCCGCCCGATCACCAAATTCAACCGGAGCAAGACCGATGAAATTCATCAAACCTTTCAAGGGGGCTACCGGAGGCAACCCTTACCCAACCGATTTCAATGTTGGCGACGAATGCCCGTCCGATCTGGAGAATGTCGCCTTGGCTGTCGGGGCAATTGAAGTCGAACGCCATAAGACCAAGAAATCCGACAAGGAATAAGCCGTGAAGCCGATCTGTGTAACCGCTCCAGCGGTAAAACCTGTCACTTTGGAAGAACTTAAGGAAGCCGCGCGGGTCGATTTCAACGATGATGATGCGATCTTGGGCATCTATCTTGATGCTGCAATCGATCATTTGGACGGCTGGAGCGGCATTCTTGGCCGGGCGATAGTCAATCAGGATTGGCAGATAAACGCCGCTCTGTGGCCGTCTTTCGGCTTTGTGCTGCCGTTTGGCGATGTGTCGGCTGCTACGATCAAGTACATAGATGTTTCCGGCACAGAACAGACATTGCCAGACACTGATTATGAGATCGTGGAGACTGCTACCGGCGCGATGATCCGATACCGGAACACGTTCGACCGTCCCGCACTTTCCAGCGACACGCTAGACCCGATCCAGATCACGTTCACCACCGGATACGGCGATGATGCCACGAAGGTTCCGGCATCGATCAAGGTAGCTATCCTGCTTCTGGCTTGTCACTGGTACGAGAACCGAGAAGCGACTAGCGAGATCGATATTCGCAAGCTGCCTCTGGCCGTCGATGCGCTGATTACTCCGCATAGAAGGGTTCTGTTCTGATGGCTGATCGTCGCTCCGCAGGAAGCCTTTATTACAAGGTCGCGCTGCTGAAACGTGAAGACGTTGACGACGGCATGGGGAACACTGTCGGCCAAGAATGGGTCGAGCAATTCCAGACCCGCGCCGAGTTTATCCACCTCAGAGGCGGTGAAGCTGTCATTGCTGGAAGGCTTCAAGGCAAGCACACCCAAGTTATCCGGGTTCGCAACTCATCCAACACTCGGCTGATATCCACTGACTGGATGCTTCGGGACGTGCGCACAGGAAAATCGTTCAATATCAGAGATATAGAGCACGAAGTTAACCGGCAATTCATCGCGCTCACGTGCGAAAGCGGCGTAGCTACGGGGTGATGTCATGGTGGAGGGGCTTGATCGCCTGAAACGAAAATTGACCAAGACAATCCCCACCGCAGTTGTCGGCGCTACCGTCAAGGCGATGGAGCAAGGGGCGGATGAAGTCGTATCGATGATGCGACGACTTGTTCCAAAAGACACTGGCAAGCTCGCAGCTACGATCAATTGGACGTGGGGTGAAGCTCCAGAAGGATCATTGACGCTAGGACGATCCAAAACAGCTGCGAACGGATTGCGCATCACGATCTATGCTGGCGATATGTCAACGATGGTTGGTGAACGAAGCCAGTTCCAACTTGCAAGATTGCAGGAGTTCGGAACCCAGCACATGCAAGCCAACCCATACTTTTTCCCGTCATGGCGCGCTTCGCGTAAGCGCGTGAAGGGTCGAATAACGAGACAAATGCGAAAAGCGATCAAGGATGGCGCGAAGTGAATATCTCAGAAGAGCTTCAGCGGTATCTATACGCTAAATTGCGCACGGTCCCAGAAGTAACGACCTTGGCAGGCGGACGTGTTTATGACCGTGTGCCAGAAGATAAGACGTTCCCGTACATCAGTTTCGGGCCGTCAGACATAGTTGACGATGGTGCAGAATGCATCGAGGCTGAAACTCACACCATTCAGCTAGATGCATGGTCGCGAGCCGTGGGTAAGGGCGAATGCAAGAACCTTGTCGATGGCGTCAAAAAAGCGCTTCAGCGCGATACTCCAGAGCTTTCGGACAATGCAATCGTGGAAATGACCGTGCCGTTTACGAGGGTCGTAACAGACCCTGACGGCCTAACCACACACGGCATAATCCAGGTAGAAATTAGAGTGGAGATCGAATGATGGCATGGGCAATCTTTAAGGTTGAATGCAACTGGTCTCGTCCGAAAAGTCGGTTCTCGTTCAATGCAAAGGCGTCACCGGAGCCACAGGAACGTCCGCAAGATTTTATTGATTTTTGCGTATCGAAGGGCTGGGCCACCAAGGTTCAAAGCCCATCACGCGATGAAAAACGCGCTCTGAAGAGCCGTAACCGGGCGAAATAAGCCCATTCACCTGAAACCGGGCCTCAAGCCCTTTTAAGGCTGGCGAATAGCTGGCCCGTTTTCGCATGGAGAAACCACATGGTTAAGCCAACAACCGCCGCATTCCCTGATTTCATTCTTGAAGTCGAAACTGATACCGCCGGAACGTTTACCAAGATTTGCGGCATCACTCAACGCGGCATTAACCGCCAACATAATATGCAGACTACCGAAGTACCGCAGGATTGCGATGACGAAAGCCTGCCAAGCGCAGTCGAACGCGCAATTCAGTCGTCAGAAGTAACGATTTCAGGGTCAGGTGTCTGGGCCTCTCAGAGCCACGAAATGATGCTCGACTGGTGGTACAACGGTCAGGTCAAGAATATTCGCATCAAACACGTGAAAGCGGCTGTTGGAGACACGGAATACGAAACCGGTCCAGCAATCCTCGTCAACCTCAACAATGCTGTTGAGAAGGGCCAGAAGGTCAACGCCGAAATTGAAATTCAATTCGATGGCGTTCCTGAGCGTACAGCTAAGGCATCTTCATAATGGCTAAAGCGTTGACCTGGGCGGGCGGGGAGCATGATTTTGAACTCCGCCTTGAGCATCTTCGCGCGCTTCAGGACAAGTGTGATGCAGGGCCAGAATGGATACTGGCCCGCCTTTCAAGCAAGCAATGGATGGTCGATGACGTAATTCAGCCAATCCGTCTTGGGCTTGAGGGTGGCGGGATGGAAAAAGAAGCGGCTCGAAAACTCGTTCAAAAGTTTGTCGAGGACCGGCCACTTACTCTTTCCGTCCTGACGGCGCAGGCTGTTCTTATGATGGCATTGTATGGCGACCCGGACGACCAGCCGGGGGAGTTGGACGCGGGCGAGGGGAAGATGACCCAGACCCGCTCCCGCGTGGGAAATGGAAATTCCACCGATATTACCAGTGGGCAGGAGTAATCCACCGCGACGTTGGCAAGATGACGTTGTGGGAGTTCTCGTGCGCCATAGAGGGCCATCAAGCTTTCCATCGCGGCGAGGAAAAAACTGCGCCTGAGATAAGCAACGACACTTTGGCAGAGCTTGGAATTGAGGGCTTCTAATGGCAACGGACGTTGAACGGCTCATCGTATCTTTGGAAGCCCGCACCAAGGCTTTCGAGAATGCCCTGAACCGGGCAAACGGCACAGCCAATAAGCGAGCGCGCCAGATTGAGAAGCGTTTTGCGGATATGAACAAAAACATATCTGCTACGTTCTCTAATTCGCTCAAGAACGCAACGGCGCTCGCGGGTGTTGGCCTTAGCGCACGTGAAGTCATTCAGTATGCCGATGCTTGGACGCAAGCAGGCAATATGATCCGGGCAGCGGCGGCTTCGGCTGGCGTTCAGGTGCGCACTCTCGAACAGTTGAATGCGGGCGCTAACGACGCTCGCGTGAGCCTGACAGACTATGCCGATCTTTACGCTAGGCTCATTCGTTCCGCGTCCGGTGTTGCGAAATCTGAAGAAGAAATCGCACTCGCGACCAACCTTGTATCCAAGGCATTCAAAGCTGGTGGCGCATCCGCGCAAGAACAGGCCGCAGGCATTCTCCAGCTTGGTCAAGCGCTCGGTTCTGGCGTTCTCCAAGGTGACGAACTTCGCTCCATTCGCGAAAATGCGCCTATCGTTGCGAAGGCTATCGCTGATGAGTTTAAGGTCTCAATTTCTGGTCTTAAGCAACTCGGTGCAGATGGGAAGCTAACGTCTGATCGTGTTTTCCGCGCAATCATCAATGCACAGAAGGGCATCGAAGAGCAGTTTCGTGCGACTAACACCACGATTGGCGATAGCTTCACCAAGCTTGCAAACAATCTGACGCAGTATATCGGGCAGGCAAACGAGGCATACGGCATCACGGCAACTGTTGGCGGGATCGTGAATGCTCTTGCTGACAATATAGGTCTGGTGGCGAACTCGGCTGCTGCTGCCGCCGTTGTTCTACTGTCTCAGTATGTCCCGGCAATGGCGCGAGTTGCCGTCGCTGGAGCGGCTATGGTGGCGACAAACCCATTCCTGCTGCTTGCTGCTGGTATCGGCGCTGCGACTTTTGCGGTGTCTGCTTATGGCGACGAAATTCGTCCAATTGCTGGCGAGATGGCAAACCTTCAAGATTATGCTTCGGTTGCATGGGAAGAGATCGAGATAGGGGCAACTAACGCCGCAGAAGTAACACGTGACGCGATGCTGTCAGTCATCAATTTCATCTCTCAGATGATGGATGATACTAAGACGGAATGGTCGGACGTTGGTTCGTTCATCACGAACGAACTTGATGGTGTCATCGCCGCTTTCAAAGGGCTCGTGGCAGAAACGAAGGTCATTTTCAACGAATTGCCATCTGCCGTAGCTGAATATGTCATCGATGCAATGAACGCGATGATTGCTGGCGTCGAAAGCGGCATGAACAAAGCTCTGAACGGTATTAACGCAGTTTCTAAAGCCCTGAATGGGGTTGATAAATTTCTTGGCTTTACGCCACTCCTGAACGAAAATCTCAGTGTTGATTTGGGGCGCATTGAAAACACCTACAGAGGGGCGGGGAAAGCTGCGTCTGACGCATGGAACAAAGCGTTGGAAGCGGGAAGAAAACGGTACTTTTCCGAGTATCTTCAGGACGTTCGTAACAAGGCTAATGCTCGCGCACGTCAACGAACTGCCGATGCAAAGGACCAAGACCTTATCGCGCCAAACAACAAGCCAAACACGACTGGATTTGGCGGTGGCTCTGGCGCATCGGCAGACGGCGATGGAGGCAAGAAAAAGCGCGGACGCATGGAACGCCAGAATGAGCTTCAGCGCGAGATCGAGCAGATCAAGGAGCGGACAGCTACTCTCCAGGCTGAAACAGCAGCGCAAGCCCAGATTAACCCGCTGATCGATGATTACGATTACGCAATCACCAAGGCGAGGGCCACGCAAGAGCTTTTGAATGCGGCAAAGAAGGCTGGCATTGAGATAACTCCTGCTTTGAAAGAACAAATCAACGGACTGGCCGAAGGATACGCTCACGCCACCGCTGAGGCGAACAAACTGGCAGAAAGTCAGGAACAGGCGAGGGAAGCCGCTGACTTCTTCAAGAACAGTATGCTTGATGCCTTCCAGTCCATGGTTCCGACGATTGAAACCGGGAACAAGGCGCTCGATAAGTTCCTGAATACGCTGATCGAAGCAGTCATTCAGGCAACCTTGTTAGGCAAAGGGCCATTGGCCGGTTTGTTTGGCGGCGGAGGCCTATTCAAAGGTGGCGGTCTGCTTGGCGGTGCCATTATTCCCGGCATTCTTCACAGTGGCGGTGTAGCTGGCTCCGATGGGTACGGTCACGGTAGAGCAGTTTCTCCATCAGCCTTTTCCGGTGCAAAGCGCTACCACCGTGGCGGTATTGCTGGTCTGCAACCAGGTGAAATACCGGCGATATTGCAACGCGGCGAAGTTGTTCTGCCTCGCACTGCCAAAATGAACGCTGGCAGTACAGAGACCATCCACGTCGTCCTTCAGGATGACAGTGGCCGAATGGCCCAGATAGCCGATCAGCGTATTCAGACGGCTTCCGGCGCAATTGTTCAGGTATCGGTGCAGCAAAGCGCCAAGGCTGTTCAATCTAACTTCCCGACCATGCTCGCCGACGCTCAGGCAAGGAAAATGTAATGGCAACCATTCTCTGGCCCCGTTCGGTGCTCAAGCCGAAGCGCGACCCGTTCAATATTGCCCCGCGTACACTCGCAGGCCCTTCCAGCGTGTCGGGCGTGACGCAGGTTACGGCTTCGGATGCCGGTATCTGGAAGGCTACATTCAGCGACATCATCATTCGTCGTGGATCGCCTTCCGTTCTCGCATTTCGGGCTATTGCGAACCTGCTGGAAGGTCGTTTGCGTCCTATCCTGGTTCCGCGTTGCTGCGCTTATCAACCGTTCGATCCTGACGGCAACGGCGCGGCGGATAAGGTGCCTCACTCGGATACAAGCCCGTTCAGCGATGGCGGGCTGTACCGATCCCGATCAATCGATATCCGCCTGACCAGCAACATACCGTTGCGCGGGACGACGGCGAACATATCGCTTGTTACGGCGGGCCAATTGCAGCCGGGGATGGATTTCTCCATCGGAGAACGAATGTACCGTATTCGCACGGTGCAGATGACAGGCACAAACACGGCTACGATCACGTTCCGTCCTCCCGCTCGCGAAGCAGCGCCAGCCGGTAGCGAAATGGAGTTCGATTATCCGGTGTGCCGGATGCGACTGGCGTCGGACAGCGAAATGGACCTCGACCTTGATCTGATTTCGCAATGGTCATTCCCTTCAGTGAATTTCGTGGAAGATGTCTGATGTCCTTCTTTAACCCGACGCAACTGGCAGAGTTCGCCAAGCATGAAGTGCGGCTGGATTTCCTTGTCGAGTTCCGCTTCGCGTCAGAGACGATGCGTGTCTGGAACGGGAATACGGCGCTGGAAACCGGCGGCAATCGCTATGAGCCGATGTACGGCTATGGCTCGATTGACGGCATCGGCATGGCTTCGACCACAGCCGCGCAGAACGTCACCTTCCAGCTTTCGGGCTTGCCGGATGCGACACTGAACTTTCTCGCCATGGCGCTTGATGCAAACGATGAGGTGGATCAGCGCATTGTCGTCATCTCGATCCAGCTTTTTGATGAGGAATGGCAGCCACTGGGCGGCCCCGCACCGATCTGGTGGGGTTTCATGCAGCCGCCACGCATCAGCCGCACTGAAATGCAGGGTACAGAAGGCGCTATTCAGTCGATCAGCATGACGGCAGAAAACGCATTCTTCAATCGATCACGACCAGCATATGGTCGCTATACCGACCGCGATCAGCAGCGCCGCTCGCCTGGTGACAAATTCTGCCAGTTTATCGGTTCGTTGCTATTTAAATCCTTCACATACCCCGACTACGTTTTCCTATTTGGCATGGGCCTTTCTACGATGCTCGCCCTTTCGGGTGCCAATGTGGGCCTGTCGAAGTACGGTTAGCAAAAACCCCGCCGTGGCGGGGCAGCGTCAGGCGGC